TGGGGCTCTATTTTTTAACGGAGTAGATTAGTGTCTAATAGTGTAGAATATATACCTAAAAGATTTGCAAAGTTGGTGGACGGCAAAGATGAAGCAATGCAATACATCTATAGTAATCAACCGGAGTTAACCAAAACATATCTAAGTGTAGCCGCAGCTAGGGGTAAGAATTGCATGCACGCTAGAACCTGCCTAAGGTTGATTTTTGGCAACGAGATGAGAGTGAACAAAGATGAATTCAAACGAGCTCTTCGGTCCTGGGGTTACTGTTCCTGAAAGCGCCAAGAACTTACCTGAAGTAGTAATAAATGACAATAGCCTGACTGGCAAGGAAGAAACTGCTCTCACAGAAGTCCAAAGAGGAAATCTTGCCAGATATACAGAATCTGTTAAGTTTGGCTTTGCTCCCATGGCAGGCCCCATGGTATGTAGAGATGAGCAGTGCCCATACTTTGAGAAATGCCCTCTGGTACGCAATAAGATAGATCGTCCATTTGGAGGTGATTGTCCTGTAGAGTCCTACCAGATAAGACAGTGGACAGATCAGTTCAGCGAGGCGGCAGGCATAAATCCAGAAGATCCTTCTTCCGCATATGACAGGATGCTAGTAGACCAGATAGTATTCCAGATGACGTTAGAGGCAAGAGCCGCCATGCAACTTGCCATGGACCCAAAGATAGAACGAAGAGTTATAAGCGGGTATAGTCCAGCAGGCCAGCCTTTCTACAGTAATGAAAGTTCTAAGGCCGCAGAATTCTACGAAAAACTAGTTAAAACAAAACTAAGGCTTATGCGTGAGCTTCTCACTACGAGGAAGTCCAAAGCAGATGCAGCTTCCAAAGGATATGCTGATCCTTCAAAAGTCGCAGCTAATCTCATGGAAAAGGCCAAGAAGATACGGATGGCTTCTCAAGATTCTGACGGCAATATTACAGCTACAGAGATTGAGATGGATAACGATTCTAAGACCATTGTGCCAGAAGTGTTTGGTGAATAATGGATATTGAAGGTCTAAGGCCTATATCCCGCGAACTTCGTGCAAGAAAAAATGCCGGCGAGATAACTAAAGCAGAGATGCTGCGCCTTGCAGATGAAGCGGCGGGAATAAAACCTAAGGCAGCAGTGGAGAAAGTTATAGCCGAGCGAGCTGCAGTAAAACAGGAGCCGGCGAAACAAGCTGCAGCAAGACGAATCGGCGCCGTAGACTATAGTTTTGCTGATGCACTTCATAAACAAGCCGCAGGAAAAGTGGGACAATCTCACGACAAGATTCCTAACTATACCAATTGGTACTTTCCTACTCCCGCTGAGCAAGAAGCAGATGCAGCGAGACACGCTGCAATAAACCAAAAAAAAGGACTAGCCTCCTACGCCGCTAGATGGGGATATGATCCTGATGGCGATGAGATGAAAGCGTGGAAGCGGCATCTAGCGAGATCAACAGAGAGAACATGGGAAGAGGGTGACTATTGGTACAAATCAGACAAGCATGAGATTAAAGCGTATCGAATTCATGACCGTATGGAAAGAGCGAGAATTCAGGGTAGTACTAGAAAGGGGGGGCATTCCATAGCCCCTTTCACGAGCGTTTCAGCCGACACTCCAGCTGGCTGGGACAGAACCCAAGATAAATATGGGGGTTATCCGGAGGGAAAGTACCACCCTGCAACGCCTGGCGCTAACGAACGTCTTTATGCTCCAGCTCCTCATCGTGGAACTATATTGGTAGATATCGATAGTACGTTGCTAGGCAGTATTGGAGATGATCTCTGGGATAAACTTGCTAAAGATAAGAATCTAACTCCTAATGAGCGGCTAACTAAGTATCTCGCTAAAATGACATCTGATCCTAAGTATAGTCAAATGGATCTTAACGTACCTTTATATAACAAGCTGAGAGAATTAAAGGAAGCGGGGTATGATCTAAAATTATGGACCGATAGACCAACTGCACTTGGGGAAATGACTGAAGCAAATCTTACTTGGGCGGCTGATAGCCTCGCTGATGCGCGACCAATCCCTGGAGACACAGGAGGCAGCTATGCCCGAACGCTCAATAGGAGTCGCCTCAGCGTTGAGCGTCTTGGTATGGAATCAGAGTCGAGTCGGGTATTTTCAGATCTCATAATGGGTGGTAAAGGCGGCGAAAAATTAGACAGAGTGCCTGGCGGTGTCGTAGCAATCATTGACAACGTGACTAAGAATCTCAGTCCAATTAGTGCAGAAGAGTCAATAGATATAAATCTTACTGGACGTGAAAAGCCCGGATCAGTTGCCCGTGTAATGAAGTCCGATAGTATCCTTACGGAGATTCTTGAGAGAGGAGGAGCCAAACGAATTATTCGAGGTAAAGATAGTCGTCCCACCACAGCGAGACAGGCTGCAGCGAAAGAGATGACGTTTGAGGAGAGGCAGTCACAGCAGCTAAAAGCACGACAAGATGCAACTGCAGCCCGAGCAGCAGAGTACCAAAGACGACTATCTTTATCCCCAGAAGAAGCGGCACGAGAACAGCTGCTACCACATTCGGATGCAGCCCTAGAACATCTAGCCGAGAGAAAAAAGACGGAGAAGTGGCAGAAGCAGGTGCGGCTTGAACTTGAGGGAAAAAGCAAACCAAAATTGACTCTCTTCAAGGGCGGGGAGGATTACGAGAAGACTACCTCCGCAAAAGATAAGAAAACCCATAAGAAAGTCCATAAGGAACGGTTTCATCGTGAAGCTAATATACCTCCAGAAGAACTAATGTTTGAGCGGGCTGAAACTGCACGAGAGTCTAAAAGATACGAGAAAGATATAGAACGGGCGAATAAACTGAAAGCCGAGCAAGATCTCCTGACTCCAGAGGAGAAGGCAGCACAGAGGGCAAGCGAACGCGATCTTGTGGCCGAACATCGCGAAAGGGTTAAGCGTGGCGAGGCTCTTCCGGAAATAGAGCAGCTGCGGCAACATAAGAAAAGACGACGAGAAGCGCAACAAGCCGCAGCCCAACAAGCCGCAGCCCAACAAGCCGCAGGAGAGCAAGTCGCAGTGCAAAAAGCTGCAGCCGAGAAAGAGCTAGCCAAGAAAGCCGCAGCAAGCGCAAAGCGAACAGCAACAACAGCTACGGCAGCTACAGCGCGACAGGCTGGCTCAGTGGGAGCCTCATCAAGTTCCCCAGCCAGTGTGCAACAGGCTAGCTCAACAAGAACTTCATCTTCCCCAGCCTCACCGAGCTCACCAAGAGTAGTAGACAATCGAACTCCAGTAGCTGAACTTCCTATAGTAGATAGACAAAAAGCCTTACGGCAAAGACTCAACAGTCTCGGTCGTGGATCCTCATCAAATCCGCTTAGATTTCTCTTTGATACTGAAGCAACAGATGTAGGATTCGCGCATAGAGAGAGGATCATAAACAAGGGCAAACTTGTAAAATATACTGGAAGAGATGGAGATCTGGGTACTAGGAGTGGGAATAAACCTATCATTCATGGGCAAACACAGTCTCAGAGAGCAGTAGGAACTCAGATGCTACAGTTCTACGGAGGAACTGCTGATGAGATAGCAAACCAGACAGACACTATTTTTCAGAGACATATGGAGTTAGACATCCCTGACGCGATAAAAAGGGATCTAGGCAAGAGTCTTAGTTTTGATCTTCACGGCCGTGACGGCGAGGTTAAAAATACCTTTAACGCAGAACAAATACATCGAATCATGACTGACTCCAGTGACAGTCTTAGTGCTGACGATCTAGCAGCCAGAAAGGCGATGGGAGACCCAGGGGGACCTCAAGGAAAATTTCATATAACAGACCCAAAAGTATTAAAGAATATTACAGCAAGCAGATTGACAAATCCCACGGCCGGAATGGCCGGCGTTGGAGTTAATCTTGTAAACCATACTCTCAATCAAGTCGTAGGTAGAAGCGTATTTGAATCGAAGTATGGTCGTCCGGATACAGCTAGCTCTCAAAAGTTTGTCCAAGACTTTTTGAATAGAATGGTAAAGCTCCAGAAAGATGCTCCGGAAGGCGTCAGGCCACAAATAGAAGCATGGAATATTAACTATGACTTGATAAAAGCAGCAGAGCAAGTCGACATGTATGGGAAAGATTTAAAAATTGGGTTCCAGAATAAAATGCAATCTGCTAAAGATGTATTTAAGGCCCTATTCATTGGAACCGATGCACATAGCGCCGACTATCTAATAAAAGCAGTTGACGCAGCGGACAAAATAAAGGAAATAAGTTTTTGGAGATTAATAAACGATAATCAATATAATGTCCATAGTATAAATCACGAAGAGGTTGCAGCTGCGTTAGAAAACGGCCAAACAAAAGCACAGATACAGGACGCCGGAATAGAAGAGTTAAGGACTTCTAAAACTGGAGTTAAGACTAAATATATAAATCGCAATACTGCGCTAAGAAAATTAGCTGATGATGTTGGAGGACAGAAGAACAGAGCGGCGCTAGCGGATGAATTTTATAATCGAATTTACGAAGGCGAAACTTATAGTCGTAATGAGATTGAATCACACAAGAAAGGGAGAATAGGGCAGATAGTCGACGATGCAGTATCTATGACCCTAAAAATTAGGGAATCCTCTATCTCTCGAGACGGCAATATGATCGAAGCGTTGAGAAGGGGATCGAATTTATTGGCTAGTCAAGATGGTGGTGTGGATATCGCCAATAGAATATGGAGACCTACAGCAAAAACTTCCGGAATAATGGGTTTCGGGGTGGGTAAAGACGCCGAGTTCGCAGAAGGAACCGTCAAACAAATGATGTACGTGCTTGATAATTCTACGGGATTTGATGGCGTTGGTGGATTCTCTCAAGGTGGATCGGGTAGAACAGTGGCGACCGGAAAGGGTGGAGCTATAGGGTCTCTGATATACGCTAAAGAGACATACATGGAGACACATTCCGATAGCCAGCTATCTAATCATATGCGTGGATTATTCGAGAAGATAGATAAGGCAAGCAGGATAGGAGGGGCTGCCCACGATGCGAGTATAGATACTCGTCAAATGCACGCTATGATCAGCAGTGGAGGTATACTCGACGATATGGGGACACACGGGGCAACTACTGATATGATCGAGTTTAACGGGATACTTACCGATGCTCGAGCTGCAGCAAGCTTTGAGGCAGGTGTAGATAGGTGGATGGTCAATGCCGACTTTGCTCCGCAAGGAAGCGGCGCTTCAGGAACAAGTAGCAATATACTCCAGGAAATTATTCCGGAGCCGCAAACAGCTGCTAATGCTGGCGACTTCTCAGGCAGAGGGCCACTGAATAGCGTAGAGCCTTTGGCGGGCAGACCTCGTGGATTAAAGGGAAGAGGAGGTGTTCTTGCCGGCGGCATATTGACGCTTGCAGGCTTAGCTCTTGTCGGCAATAGGAATGGTGGAATAAAACAGCCTGGGTCACAGTATAACTCGATTGAAGGAATGTCTCCTTCAGGAGATCCGCTTATCCATTCCTTTGGTTCAGGTAATGATAGCTTTGCTTCTCAGGCTATAACTAATTTAAAATACGGGACCGGATATGGTAGCAACACTCTTAGATCGTCCATGCTGGGTTATCGTGGAGACCGACTCAGGGACATTCTGTTAGGTAGATCTTCTTTTGACGATTATACAAATTCTTCTGAGAAGGGCACCCTTGTACATAGTATCATAGAGGCAGAGTATTTAAAAAGAGACATAGCCCAGTCTAGCGAGCATGTTGTACATAGCCCCGAGCTAGACGTAATGGGTCACATCGACTTGGTCTTGAACTCAGGAGTCCCTCTAGAGATAAAGTCTGTTGAAGATTTTGAAGCATTGGAAAACCTTAAGTCCCCCAAAGATGCGCACGTCTCACAGGCTAATTTCTATGCATATGCCCTGAAGCAGCCATACGCATTAATTGGGTATGCTGCGAGAAATGATCCTAAAGGTAAAATAAAATATTTTAAAGTAAATACTGATATAAAGCGTGTGAGAGATGATGTTGAAGCCGTAAGAAGAATGATGGCAGACTTACGACGTCAAGGTTATAACACACAAAACTATTCTGCATATCAAGCAATGAAGGACGCGCGCTCTAGATTCACCCAAAATAAATATCAGCAGAATGCTGCAGGCGCAGGTGCAGGGTTACCATCGGGGATGATCCCAGCGCCAGAAGACTATGGAGGGCATTCCGCTATAAAAGGACTAGGCGATTATGGTAAATGGATGAAGAAGCTAGGATGGAGGCAAGAGAACAAGACACATCTCACTAATACACAGCAGTTTAAAAGCAAATCTAGGATAAGAGATCAGGGAAAACACGCAGCGTTGCATAGCAATGATGCGTTAAAATATAACGCACGTATCAGTCACCCTAATGGGTCTAGGCAAATAGCATAGGAGGATAAAATGGGACTACCAGGGTTGATCCAAAAATATGGCGGCCAAAAAATGGGGAGCTTCTTAACGAATATAGCCGATGACATTAACCCGATTCGATTACATGCGGGAAACATGGCTCAAAAGGATCCAGATTTATATGGTCAGGCGAGAGGTGTAAAAGATCTAGTCAAACAAGGAATGAATCCTGACTCACCCAATGCGATGACCTTGTCTCAATACTTCAAAGGGAAGAAGATAGGTGCTAGGCTTTCAGAAGATCCAAAAACTCCGACAAGTTTTAGCGGATTCGTCGATGAAGAAGCTGATGCGATCAGAGCATCAACAAGAACAGTCGCAGCTGGAACAATCGCTGCATTCGGATTAGCACCTATGGTTCTAGGTGAAGATAATTTTGTTAGTAGAACTATAGGAGCAGGGGCTACTGCTGGTATGCATATGGGTATAACAGCAGCAGCACTAAGATCTGGTAAAGGCAGTACTGCAGCAATGTTTGGTGTAGGCTACGGTGGATTAGCTGCAGTAAACGCGATAAGGTCCGGCGATAATTTCGGCCCATTCTAGATAGGAAAATATTATGTCTCTTGGGGGATTATTTTTGGGGGGTATGTTTTCTTCAGTTGCTAGGGTGACGAGAAACGCAGCGGCTGGCGCGAGGCAATACAGTAGGGCAAGACATGCAGCAGGTAGGGTCCGTACTAACCTGAATGCTGAAAACGCAGCTTTAGGACCACTGTCATCGAGAAGAGGTAGGCGTGGAGTTCGAGGAGCGCTAGATAGCGTACGGAACTCTCAGGCTCGCGGCCATAGATCGCTAAATACTGCACATGATGATATAACAGCAGGGGTAGGTGGATTCGATAAAGGTACAAAGGCTGGAATGACCATGGGTCATCAGTTGACTAAGCTTGCTGCCATAGGTATTGGCGCGACTGCTGCTAATAAAAGTATATCATCATGGCAGGATGCATTTGGTGATAAGCAATCTGGCTTCACTAATTTTATGGCAGGCTTAACTAAATTTGGTATAACTGCTGCTGCGGGTGTTACAGGAGTAACTGCTATTGGCAGAACTGCGATATTGGCAAGCGGAAGATTCAGTAGTAAGACTGGTGGAGCCGCTGCAGTAAGCCGAATTAGAGATAGTATAAAAGGTGCAGCCTCGTCAGCGGACGATATGGCTCTGCTTGGCTCTGCATCTGGTTCTATAGGAAGATTAAGAAGGGTTAGGGCTGGAACGCGTAGAACATCTGCAGGTCGTCTAGCTCATCGTATGGGGGGACCCAATGCCTATCAGGGACTGCCAAGGCCAACAGTAGGAGGAATGGGTGATTTGAGGAGTAGAGTTCAATCTCATAATAGACTCCTAAGCTCAGCCCAGCCTCTAGGCCGCCAAGCCAGAGAGGCAGTTAGGCGCGAGACGAGGATAGGCAATAAAGCTGCAAGGGCTGAAACTAGATTAGCGAAGAATGAAGAAAAGATAAGGATGTCGCACTCAATGAAGACTGCCAAGAATTTTGGCGCCTTTAAAAGTATACTATGGCCAGTGGGGAAATTTCCATTCGTGGCAGCGGGTGCTATGGTCGGACGTGGGTCTGTCTGGGGAAAAATAGATCCTACGATGACATATATGGGTGGAGCTATGGCTGCAGGAACATTAAGTGGTTTAGGCGTTGGAACGGCCGTAGGTATAGGATCTATCAAAAGAGGAAATCTAAGAAGGACGCAAGAGGCGAGACCTCGGCCTCAAGAGAGAAGCTTCAGCAATATAAATTACAATGCAACACTCCATGCGCATAGAATGAATATGTAATATGCAATATAACCGACCAATAGATTCTCATGGATTCCAATTCATATCAACTGCATCTGACCATGAAAATATTGGTATAGGCAATTTAGTTGCCGACGTAACTCTGGCAATAACCATGGAGAGTCTTGGCGCCGGGCTCATAGGTAGACAAGGTATGGGCTCAGGGGGTAGGCCTCTGATGGGCATGATTCCTGGGATCTCGCCAGCAGGCTTTGAGAAGGGCGCCGGAAGATCTCTTCTAGAGTCAATAAATATAAGGGCAGGGACATGGAGGGGTACTCCTGGGTGGGGCCAGGGTGGTGGAGTACAAGGAGTTGTTACTGGATTTTCCCCGACCCATACTAATGTACAGCGTGTTTCATTAATACCAGGAGTCAGCGTCACTGGAAAGGGTGGTGAAAAGGCCTTACTTAACGCGTATAACGCAACTGCTGGTAGTCATAGGGGCCTTTGGGATACAATTGCCAGACCTAGAGATATAGCCAAAATGGGCTTTGGCTTGGGTCTTAAATCCTTATCCTCTGCATGGTTAATAAATGATCTCTTTGGTATGGGTTTTTCTGCTGCAAGTGGAGCGATACAAGGAATGTCTACATACTCTTATGACAGAAGGAACCAGGAGACGCCCGCGGAACATGACCTTGGTGACGGCTTCGCTCAGACAAGAGCGAGCTTCACACAAAGGCAAACTGCCATGGCCGCTATCCATAACTCACAAATGAACACCAGAGCAGCAATGGGTAACGAAGCGACGTTCATGCATGCCTGATAAAAAGAAGAATGAGATTAGGATTGAGGGCGAAAAGCCCATTAAAATAGGCATTGATTTTGGTGAAAAATATAGGCCAATGGATGACTATAAGGGATCCGACTATAAGCCTATGCTTGGTCGAGATTGTCATTTCTGCAGAAAGTGTATAGACTACTATCAAGATATGCATAGCAAGGGCTTTACTTCCGAACCATTTATACCTACCTGTGACGGCGATTATCGACAGCTAGCTAAGAAGATGAAAAATCAAGGCTTATCTGACGAAGAGTTCGAGAACTATAAAATGCTACAAGATCCAGTTGCTTGGGCTAAGTTTGAATTTGACTGGGAGGCTAGATGGTATCAGAAAGAGGTCATGCGATGTTCATCTCAGTTTAAAGCCATTCGCGCAGGACGTCGTGTCGGCAAAACTGAAGCGATGAGTGTTCTTGCTCTTTGGAAATTGTTTACTAACGGCGGCCTTACTGATAGGCAGTTTGAAATACTTGTGCTTGCGCCATATCAGCCCCAAGTTGCAAAGATATTTGATACTATGCGTGATTTTATAGGCAGATCCTCTACACTAAATATGCCAGGCATGATTAAGAGGAATGTCCTCAACCCACAAATGATTGAATTCAGCTCAGGTGGAGTTATTCGAGGCTGGTCTTCTGGTGCACATTCGGGCGCAAAATCCGATAAGGTTCGTGGTCAGGACGCAGATTTTATTATCATGGACGAAGTTGATTATATCAATGACAGCGACATCGAAGTGATCATGGCGATAATGGCTTCTCACCCGACTTGCGAACTCATCGTCTCATCTACGCCTACTGGAATACGTAAAAAACTATATAACTGGTGTTGTGACAAGAGTCAAGGCTTTAAGGAGTTCTGGTTTATATCTGCGGAATCTCCTAGTTGGACTCCAAAAGTAGATCATATGTTTAAGCAGAACTACTCAAAGACTGGATACGAACGAGAGTTTCTTGCTGAGTTTGGTGACGAAGCTGAGGGTGTGTTTAGAAGCGAGGACGTTAACGCGTGCCTGGCTGACTACACTTATGAAGATTGCATCCCGCACGCAGAGTCTAAGTATGTTATAGGAGTAGACTGGGGTAAGACTACAGGTACGCACATAGTTGTTACTGAGGCCATGAACGTAGATGGTCGACTCATGTATAAAACAGTAGACAAACATATAATACGAACTCAGGAATTTCAACAGATAGAAGCTATTAAGAAAATAATGGAGCTTGACAAAGTATGGGGTAATCAAACTGCATACATCTATGTAGATGCTGGCTATGGACACGTCCAAGTTGAGATGATGTGGAAATATGACATGGATTATCCTAACGAACACACCAACTATAAAGAGCGTGTCAAGCCCATGACTATGAACTCTAATATAGAGATAACCGATCCAGTCAGCGGTATGCCTATCAAGAAACCAGTAAAACAGTTTATGGTAGATGCGTCATGTCGAACAATGGAGATGAAGCAGGTATTAATGCCTGTAGATGAAGATACGACCACAAGGATCGTACCTAGCGAGATACCCTTCGCCAACATAGGTATTGTCCAACAGATAAGAGCATTCAAGATAGTTAAGTATAGTCCAAGCGGCGTACCTACGTATTCTCAAGACTATGAGCACACTGTTACCGCATGGATGCTATGTATTATGGGTCATATTTTAGAGTTTAGTGATATAAAAAAGATAGAACACGTTATGGATATTGCTTATTCTATTGGTGTAGGTAGTGACCATGATAACGACTCACCATTTCCTGAGTTGAGTAATATCACTGAGCGTCAAATAGATTTAGAAGAGGCGAAGAAATTTAGTAAGAAAATGCAAAAAGATCTAAAGCCAGAGAAAAGGACAGATGAAGATAAAGAAACATTAGTAGGAGGAAACGACATAGGAGTGTATGTCGCTAGGAGACAGGCCACTAACAGATCTAGAGGAGATTCAGTTCAAGGTAGAACAAGATATCACGGTAACACTCCTAGGGGCAACCGGTTTGGTCGAGGTAACATCTGATGGGTATATTCTCTAAAAAACCAAAACCCTTTGAAAGAGAGCGGAGTCTTACTGAAGATCCTCCTAAGGGGTCGCCAGTAATTAATACGAATATAGAGGACGAAGCAGAAAAGGAAGTGCAGGAGATATTTAGTGATATAAAAGATAATATAATGTTATCTAATGAGTTGCTTAACTTATTAGATGAGAAGTGTAGGGCAACGCATGTCCCTGTAGATCCTATCGTGCAGGACGTAAGGGCCGCCGTAGCAAGAAAAGATCCATCGGAAGCGGATGGCGCAAGAATAAGTTTTCATTTATTTCTTACTGCAGTAAAAAAGTATGAGCAGGTTCAACTTAATTACACTCTAACTATTTCTGAATCGATGACAGGTAATCCTAGTTTAGACTCTACTACTACTAGGAGATTTAAATACAGGATTATTCATGGAATTTCCGATAATGATCTTTTAATGTTTGATTCAGTCTATTTATTGAATTATGCAATACATAAATTCCAAGATATATTTAATGTGCCAGAGATACTTAAAATATCTCCACCATCAGAACATCCAGAAGGAGCTGCGTATGGTGCAATGAAATTAGTCATTGCTATTGCTTTTGCCTCTGCGATAGATGTGCTAAACAAGGAGTTGATTCAGGCAATTCGTAATGTTGGTCGTGGTTCATCATCATCTTCTGTTTCTTCATCTGCCCCAGAAGAATTTACATTTAGTAGAATGGATGAGTTAGCCTTAGAGAAAATATCTCAAAATGATTATAAAATAATATTAGATTATGTGATTGGATATATCTATCCATCTTTAGATCCAAAGTATGATCTCTGGATAAACTATGTTGGTCTTAGGCAATCTAGAAATACATCGGTAGATATGTATAGGTATTATCCTACATATTCTCATGAAGCTAATATAAGACTGAATCTTGGAGACAAGTTACCTCGATCAGGCAATGAAGATTATGTATCAGACCATTTGAAGGATGAGTTTCTAGCAGCCTTTAAAAATAATTTTAAAAATATGTGTGCTACAACATCTCAATCCATGAGATTCAATTCTAATGAACAAAGAGCTCTTATAAACAACGTAGCACAAACTAGCGCCTATCGAGTTACTAAAGATCAGATATGCTGCTTATTCAGAATAATGGCTAAGCACGGTATCTCAGATAAAAAAACTATTAAGCTAATTAAGGTAGTTTTAAGAGCCGCGTCAAAAACGCTCTCTGTAAATTTATCCGCCAGGTACGCAAAGAAAACTGTTGCACAGCTATCTGGTGCAAATGCAGATTTTATGTATATAAAACATATAAAGCATAGGGTGATGGGCGTCATAGGAAGGATAAATGATTCTTGGTTTTCTAAAATGAATACACTTATAATGGAAAATCTTTATGTAAAATGCAAATTATTCCATGATATGTTTAAATCTATGTTAGATTTTGTCGAAGATATTGTTAGTGAAATAGGATCTAATGAGACAGATAGCGAAAAACAGCAGTCTATCATAGTATGGAGAAATATTGAGACCGTACAGACGAAATGGCAGCTAAGAGGACTAAGCCATATGGACATGATATTATCCTCTATATTAGAACAGTCTCTTGATGAATGCTATAATATGTCTGACGATGTTGTAGATAATATGATAGATGAGGTTGTAGGTGGGTTAAGTATACCGTCGAATCAGTATACAATTGATATTCCTGATGATTTACGAGAAAGGTACTTTTCTGACAATAAGCCGATAAGAGTTAGTCAAAGCTCCAGCCTCTTTGGCTTGAGCAATACTACGACTATTCCGGCTATTGATAAGTTTAATCAGCCAGAAACATCAGAAGAAGTGATAAGGAACATACTTAAGACTTGTAAAATGGAAATTAGCGACGAAGAGATTAAAAAGATGTTAAAGGAATCAGATGGGTCTTCTCGGTAGAATAGCGTCAGTGTTCTCTACTACTAAACCAGAGCAAGAGGATCTTAGGCTTGTCCGCAAGACTAAGCCTTCTAGCGTAGAGTCTACTGTTAAGGAATCTCCGCGACAAGCTGTATCTACGCTCTACTATAAAACGAGCCTAACAGCAAGAGGCTACCCCAGTCTAGGGGGAGACGGCAACTATATCACTCCAATGTACAACCTTGGGGAAATAGGCAAGACGCTAGATGTAGAATCGTTCTTTGCTGCTTCTGTTAGAAGGCACAGAGAGCTATCCATGAAAGAAGGATGGCATCTGCACGGTAAAGATAAAGAAGCTATAGCGTATGTAAAAAAACGATTTGAAGAGATAGAGCTTATAACTGGCGAACCTATCTCTGCTATTGTAAGAGAGCTTTTAACTAACTTGATTGCCTACGGCAATGCTATCCTTGTAATAAAGAGAGACCCTCTTAGGTCTAGTGGTTCTCCTATTAGGATGTTCGGTAAAACGATGCAGCCTATCTCTGGATTATATCCAGCAGATCCTACTAGTATGGCAGTAAAAAAGAATGACTTTGGCAGGCCAGTAGAGTGGAAACAAAAGATATGGGACTCTGAGAAAACTAGAAAGTTCAGGGCTTCCGACGTTGTACACTTCCATTTGGATAGAAAGTCTGGCTTTACCTTTGGTACACCATATATAGTGCCTGTTCTTGAAGACATCAGAGCTTTGAGAAGGCTAGAGGAACTAGCCGAGCTAGTAACCCACAAGCATACATTCCCTCTATTCCATGCCAAGGTAGGCTCAAAAGATAAGCCAGCTGGATATATAACATCTCCAGATGGACAGACACTCTCAGAGGTAGATGTTATTGGAGCACAAGTAGATGCATTGCCTCCAGAGGGCGGGCTAGTCACCTCTGAAAGAGTAGAGATAAACATGCTTGGCACAGAAGGCCAGGTATTAGATTTAGAACCCTATCTCTCTCACTTTGAAAGTAGAGTTCTTGGCGGCCTGAGGTTATCTGGAATAGACCTAGGCAGAGGCGATACTGCGAATAAGGCTACTGCGCAGACGGTTACAAAGAATTTAGTCGATGCATGTTCAGAAATACAGAATGTATTTTCTGAAATGTTCACCGCCAAGATAGTTGATATCATACTATTAGAGGGTGGATTTAACCTAGTCAGCGATGTACGGGTCTCTCTGAGATTCCCAGACATAGATAGAGAAGAGGCTAGAGCTCATCAGAACCATGGTATTCAGCTATTTATGCAGAATGCTATAACAGAGGATGAGCTAAGAACGGACTATCTCAATCGAGAACCGTATGCTGATGGAGATAGAAAGAATACTTTCCACGAGCTATATACTAAGCCATTAGCCGAGATTGGTGCAATGAACGAACAGGGCCCAGGCAGTTCACAAGGATCCGCCAACACCGTCACCAATAAAGCTCGCCCGACTAACCAGCATGGTACTGCCACTACTAAAAAATCAGTTGCTCAGAATAGTCTGATGATGAAAGAGCTATTCAATCAGTTCTCTTACTCATGGTCAGAAATGTGCGAGGATATCTGTGGCCTTAGCGCTAGAAACGGCAAGTACAATAAGGCCACTAGGTCTAATGATATAAAGAAAATATTAATATTAAAAACAGATGCAATGATGTCTGATGCAAAAAAGTACTTATTGCCTGAAATAGAGAGCGGAGCAAAGGAAGCACGCAAAGATATACATACCAATAAGCTAGTATCTAAGGACGATATCAGCCTATTTTTGTCTAAGCACATACGTATACCGTTGATAAAGCTCAATCGTAAGGCTATGATAATGTTGAAGATAGATTTAGATAATGAAGTAAAACTTGACTTAGACCCGGCTAAGGCGTCTAGCATCTTTGACGCATTAAAAGTTGAGTTAGATATGATGACAGTCCAAACCGCGGACTTTGCTTATAAGTACGGATACATGACTACGTTACAGAAGGCTGGTAGGAAGAATATCAGAATTATGTATAATAGCATTAGCGAAGATGGAACACTTGATCTAGAGAAAGAAGTGGTTATGCCGATTGCTTCGGTAAGCAAAAGAGATGTTTCTGGTCCACATATACGGTTAAATACCACATGTGTGATAGATGAAGATATAAATATCAACAAGGGAGATGAGTAATGAACAGAGAAGTTCGATTTACCGATCTCTTTGGTATGCCAGAAAGATCCGATATATATACTGACGCTAACAATATTTTAGAAGATTTATATTCTTCTATTAATGCCCCTAGCTTCAGGGTAACTATTAAAGCAACTCACTCCGGCTACTTACTCAATAATCGTGTTTATCCTGGTAGTGGAGTAAAAGCAGGTGCATCTTCTTGGGTCTCCAAAGACAATGGAGGCACAGCTGGTTATGACAAACCATTCCTGAAGCATCACGATTCTAAATCTGAACCGATAGGTAGAATAGATTCGCAAAAATTTGTACAGCTATGGGAAGATGATCGATTTAAGAACGATTGGAAGAATCCAGATCATGGTACAAATCCGGGATCTGGATATATCGTTATAAGTGGAACTGTTTCTGATAAAGATGCACAACAAAAGATACTAGACGGACGATATAAAACTGTTTCTACTGGACAAAGCAGCAACAAGGCATATTGCTCCATATGTGGCCATGATTGGCTAAGTGATACTGACGAAGAAGAAGTCTGTAATCACAGACCAGGAAGAGTCTACGACCTAGAAGGAGTAAAATATAGAGCTTATCTTGTTACAGGTAAGATGAAATATATGGAATGCTCATTTGTGAACCACCCCGCCAATGAACTCGCAGGAATATTAAGCGCAGATTTTGATAGCGCTATAGTTCCAGAATCAAAAGAACAAACAGTAGAAGTTGTTACCGCAGATACTCTTGGTGGAGTCTGCTCAATAGTGCTAGCGGACTCAGAAGGCAGGGTGACAGAATTGATTAGATCTCCAGACGATAAAGATGAAATTCCTTATGGGCAAGATAACGCAAAGCGTGCTGTAAGGGTTGCTGTTCCTGAAGGATTCGATATGGATAAAGATGGGTCACGCAGCAAAAAATTAGATTGGCCTAAGTCTCTTGGTCTAGGCGACACAAACGCCAACTACAATATAGAGGAGATGGCTGCCAGCATTAAAAATATGCTAAAACATGAAGTAATTAAGGAGCTGGCCGGCAGTTCATTAACAAGTAATTCAAAAATCAATACCGATAAACAATCAGGAGAATTAAATGATCCTGAAGGTGGGAAGGATGCTCAAAATATTATGAGTACCAAGAAAGAGAACGAGATTAAAGATACCGATGTTGCGAAAAATACGGATGATACGGATAAGCCTCTAGATAGGACAGTTGTTGTCTTGGAAAAGGCTTTAGAAGATAGTCAGTCTAGAACTGCAGAACTTGAAGCAGAACTAGCGAAGGCAAAGCAGTTGTACGACACTAAGATAAGTGAGTACAATTGCTTAATGGATGAGAATGCTGCCATTACTGAGGAATTCAAAAAGCAGCTCGCCTCTCAACTGGTCACTATGCAAATGCAACTCCATAAGCCGCAGGTGAAATCGGTAGCCGATCACCAAAGCTTCGGAGAGGCAGTGACTCATGTTGCAGCGAGAAGTGTTGAAAGCCTTAGAGATAGCATTGAGGATCTAGTGCCTGAGCTAGCAAGTAGTTTCAAGTCTAATGGATTACCATCTTTCATAAAAGATAGGGTTGAGGAGAAACCTCCTGTGGCCAAATCTGTGAAAGAGGAAAATGTATCGACTATCAAGAAAACAGACATTGATCCAATGGATCAAATTTAGAAGAGGTAATTAAATGGCTATTCGAACTGGAAGAGGCTATGGGAAAATTCATCACCCATACCAAGAACTTTACGAAGGTGTACGTCCTTCGATTCAAGGCCTCAGGGCTGCGAACTTTCTCCCTGTCGCGATGTTAGACAAGTTGCATGATGATGACCCCATCGTCCTGCTTCCTGGAACATTCGTTGGTAGGTTAAATGAGACTAATGGTCTTAGCGCAACCGATTCATTCTCGGATGCAGAAGAAGCTGCTAGGGCTGTTGTTCCTGCCTTTTATGGCACATACAAGGTAACATACGGAACACATGATAGTGATTTTGGCACTCCAGACATAGATGCTAATGGTGCCAATATTGTCGCAGCTACCGAGGGTGCGAGCACGGAAGTTGTAGGACCTGTTAGACCTTTAGGCGTTTTAACCGCTCCGGTTTATTCTAACGCGCTCAAGACTAAGTACACGAATTACAGTCGTGATTTGATGCCTTCTGTATTAATGGGTAATTACTCTGTTGTTATTCCTGCAATGACTGCTGGAGAACATGCCATTGAGCCAGGGGACCTTGTCAGGGTGGGCGGAGCTAACGCTCTTGGAGAGAACTGGACTCCTCTATCCCCCAACACGGGTGTAGCTTCACCAGGCCGGCTAATCGCCTACGATGGTGCTGTAGCTACTGCTAGCTATGTCGTTGGTCGGTGTATTGACAAGTACGTTGTTGGTAGTATCGCTGGTGCTGACAATACCAAAGTAAGCACATTACTCGCTGCTGGTGGAACTATAAGTAGTCAGAATACAGATCATCAGTTTAACACCCTTAAGAAGGTGCAGACTGTGCCTGGTTTAGGTTTGAGTGGTTCTGGTACTCAGGGAATTCCTGCAATGTTTGAGCATGCTACAATTGATAGCGCTGATAATTTCTATGCTCTTGTAATCAAAGTGGATCTTTAAGGAGAAAAAATGAGTCAAGATAGGTTAATTGGCGTTGACGAAGATGCTATTGAGCAGAACTTCGATGAGGGGCAAAAGAATACGATTCTTCGCCTTGTTGAAGATACTGAGAATGGTATCACCAACGCCGTAGACGGTGCTTTAGCTGAAAAGCTAGAAGAAGAAGGGTTGGATAGTCAGGCTATTAAAGCGCTCAAGCGTTTTACTGACGAACAACCAAAGAAACGCGAATTCGATGATAAGTTTGACCGAATGCATAGCATTTGGAAAAACAATGGTGTGCTGCCTGGCTCACCTTCTCATCGGTTTAGTTTAGATGACTTGATCCAGGCTGACCAGAAGCGTAAGTCTTCCTTTGAGGCTGGCAAAATCAAGAAGGATGAGTTTTACGATACGCAGTTTGCGTTTGAGCAGCCAATGCTCATACCAAAAGTTGTTTCTCAGATTGTTAGGGATGCGATTGAACCAACAATTGCTCTTACTCCCCTGCTTCAGAGGATTAACTTTCAGGTTGGAACTAGTTTAACCTTCCCGGCTATGGGCGCATTCGCTGCTGCTGATATCCCAGAGGGTGGGGAATACCCAGAACAGACGATGGAATTCGCAGGTCAAGTGACTGCGACCATCGGAAAGTCGGGTGTTGCCGTCAAGTTCACTGATGAGATGCTTAGGTACTCCTTGTTTGATGTAATGAGTATGCATCTGCGTGCAGCAGGTCGTGCCCTGATTCGTCATAAGGAGCAAAAAGTTGCCAACATGATTACTACTGCTGGAACCACATATATAGATAATACGGCTAGCTCTGGTGCTTTAATGAGTACAGGCCGTGGTATCGATGGTGTTAGGAATGGTACGATTACCATCGAAGACATCTTCCGTATGTACGCCAGCATGGTCGATGATGGTTATGTGCCAAACGCAATCATCATGCATCCATTTGGATGGCTTACCTTCGCACTTAACCCCCAGTTGCGTGCATTTGGATTTGCCAACAACGGCGAAATGTTCCAAAACTATGCTGGTAGCCCCGGTTCAGGTGGAGAATTCCGTGTTGGAGGATTAAATCAGGAAACTAAGTTGACTGATCCTTCTGCTATTGCTACTACTTCGTCAAGGCTTCCGGCAGGATTCCCTGCTTCACTCAACATCATTGTTAGCCCTTTTGTCCCCTACGACGCTACTAACAATAAGACTGAGTTCTGGATGGTCGACACTAATGAGCTCGGCGTTCTCGTAGTAGACGAAGATGTTGTGACTGAGGAGTTTGATGATCCGGCACGTGATATTCGCAAGATCAAATTGCGCGAACGTTATGCTGTCGAAAACATCAATAATGGTCAAGCCATTAGGACTGCTAAAGGCATAGTCATTGATAAGTCGATAGATCCTGAATCGACTCCAGTGCTTCAATTTGGTACTGGTGCCGTGACTACTGCCCTCTACACTGGTGGTGCTTACAGTCCTAGCTAGGATTGTTTGTTAAGTTGAGCTGATTAGCCCGGGGGCTTCCTCGCCCCCGGGCCTAGATTTAAGTAGGTAAAATGGCAATAAAGATTTCAGATGAGGCAGAGTCTCCGACAGGATTGAAGCCAATTAAAACTAATACCTATGTCTCATTAAATATGAAGACCAGGCAGTTTTATGCGGTTGACAATTTTGTTTTAACTGCAGACAGTCCTACTGCTAAAGTCACTGCAGAGGTCTCCAAGGCAGATAGAGAGATAATTCAAAAGTCCATAGATATGGGAT